ACCGATGCCCGCACCGCAGTCGACAAGAGCGTGTGGATCCTGAGAGCGGTTTCTACAGTTGCGACCCGGATAGGCTCCCTGCCTTGGCATTTGATGAACGGCGACAAGGTAGTGGAAGGCAAGTCAGCAGTCTTGACTAGGCCCTCACCAAACCAGACTGGAACTGAATTCGTGGAAAGAATCATCGCCTGGGAATTGTTACAGGGTACGGGTATGGTTTACGTCGAGGTTCCCGCCATCAAGGGTCTCACCGTCCTCGATGCTGACATGATCCTCATTGACAAGGGCGGCAACATCAATTACCGCGAGCCGGGATTGAACGGGCAATACTCCGATAGACAGTTACTGAAATCCAACATTGTGCTGTTCCCGAACTTCAGCATCACGGGTCAGCTCGGTCTCTCTGAACTACGTCCCATTCTTGACACCGCCAACATGGATGAAGGCGCCAAGCAAGTTTGGAATAGCCAGATGAGTTCAGGCGGTGCTTTGGCCGGACTGATGACGACCGATTTCAAGTTGACTGGACCCGAACTCATGGCGGCTAAGAAGGCATGGGAGGAAAAGTATTCGGGTATCCAGAAAGCGGGCGGCATTGGCTGGCTTTCTGCTGGTTACCACTTTGAGAAACTGGGCATAAGCGCAGCCGATCTGAAACTGTTGGAAGTCAGCAAGGTTACCCGTGAGGAAATAGGCGCGGCATTTGGCGTACCTGGTGTGTTTTTGAATGATACGCAAAGCGTGGACTACAGCAACGCGCAGACACAAGAGCGCATCCTCTACTCGAATACGATTATCCCCAAGGCCGACAGACTGGCGGACCGGATTACTACGTTCCTGCTGCCGCTACTGCCAGGACTTAAGGGGTTGACGTTCAAGTTTGACTACTCGGGCATTGAGTGTCTACAAGCAAACAGGCTAGAGCGGGCGCAGAGTGATGAGATAGAGTTCCGCTCGGGCAAACTGACCATCAACGAGGCGCGGATACGGGATGGGCTGAAGAAGGTTGCATGGGGAGATGTGTTCTGGTGCAGCGCGATGCTTGTTCCAATTTCAACATCCGACTTGCCAGAGCCGCCCCCACCTGTTGCACCTCCTGCAACTACTGAACCTGTTGTGCCACCTGAGGGCGATTCTGTGCCCGTGGCTGAGCCAAAGGGTATCAAGGCGTTGCATAGCCCGGAAGCGCGTAAGCTCATCGCCAAGGCGTTCATTGCCAAGACTGCCCCACAGGAGAAAAAGTTTGCACAGGCAACGATGAAGGCGTTCAACAAGCAAGCCAAGGTTGTTGAATCATGGGTGGCAGATGGAGCTAAGGCGGTTGCAACTAAGCCCCTTCGCGCACTGCTTGATGATTCAGATTTTGTGGATAACTGGCACTCACTGTTCGTGGCGTTCGGCATGCAATCTGCTGAAGAAGTTGCTGCTCGCTACTCCATGGCCGTTCCTGATGGTTCAGCAATCCTTAAGTGGATTCGAGCGCAGGAAAGCAAGCAATCCAAGCTTGTTAACCAGACAACTGCCGATGAAATCTCGCAGATATTGGCAGACGCGAGAGCCAATGGAGCCTCGATTCCAGATATGGTCAAGGCTACGAAGGGCTACTTCGACAATATCGCCTATCGTGCCGAGCGAGTTGCCCGCACAAATGTCATAGCAGCCAACAATGCTGCTGCCCAGGATGTGTATACGGAAAACGGCGTTAAGCAGCATGAATGGCTTTCAACAAACGACAGCCGTGTGCGCGATGATCATGCCGAAGCAGATGGGCAAGTTGTTGGAGTAGATGAACCGTTTAACGTGGGGGGCGAATCCCTAATGTATCCAGGCGACCCCGCTGGAAGCGCAGATGAAACAATTAACTGTCGCTGTACGATTTTACCTGTGATCTAGGAGGCTAGTCATGGACGCAACGAAGATGAAGCGCATATTCTATCCAGTAATCAAAGGTGAGACGATTGGCAATATCGCGTCTGCCACAATCACCACAAATGATACGGATAGACAGAATGAAATCATGGAACCCGATGGAATGAGCATCACCAATTACATGGGCAATCCCGTTGTGCAGTATGGTCACGCCTATCAGGGCGCAGAGTCTATTCCCGTTGGACGCGCAATATCCCTAGAGATTGTCCACGAAGGTGACCACAAGGCAATCAGGGCACAATGGGAGTGGCAACAAGATGATGTGACCCCGTTGATTACCGCTGTCAAAAAGTCATGGGAGCGTGGATTTCTGAACACTGTCTCTGTTGGCTTCCTGGCAAACGAGTATCAAGACAACACGATTGCCAAGTCTGAGCTATTGGAGTTCAGCATTGTTCCCGTGCCCGCTAACCCTATGGCCCTGCGTCTCAATGGATTCACTGATGCAGAGGTCAAGGCGCTCGGGGTTGATGTGACACCCGAAACCCTGATTGCCGACCTTGAAGTCTTAGTTACGACTAAGGAGGGGCGTGTGTTGTCCAGCAAGAACTATGAGCTGATTACTAACGCCATTGATGCGCTTACTGCGCTACGTGAAGCAGCTACGACTGAGCCGAAAGCTGAATCATGGCTGGAAATGTTGCATAAGGCGCTAGGGGCATAAATAACGATGGGGCATGTTGCGTGGAATAAGGGGATTCCGATGTCGGAGTCTGTTCGGGCCGCGCTACTGAAGGCAAATCGTGGTCGTTCGCTTTCAGAGGAACACAAGGCAAAACTGTCTGCGATTAGTAGCGCCGCATCTCCTGAAACTCGCGCAAAGATTTCTGCGGGCCTGATGGGGCACAAGATGTCTGACGTAAACAAGGCCGCATTATTGAAGTCTCACCTCGGGCTTAAGCAGTCCCCTGAATGGTGCGCTAACAAGGCCGCGTCAATTACCGGTCCGCTTAGCCACAACTGGAAGGGCGGGGTTACTCCTCAAAAAGAGCTTATTCGGGCAAGCGCCCCTTATGCAAATTGGCGCACTGCCGTGTTTGAGCGTGACGATTTCACTTGTGCAATTTGTGGTGAGCGTGGCAAGAAGTTGCAAGCGCATCACATGGACTGCTTTGCAGATTTTCCAGAAAGACGATTGGACGTGGATAACGGTATCACGTTCTGTGTGGACTGCCACAAACAATTCCATCTTCAGTATGGAACAAGACACAATCGCCGGTGGCAGGCCGATGAGTTTGTGCTAGAGGCATTGAGCAAGAGTACGTCAGGAGACGTGCAGCCCGGGCCGATAGACGATTTACTCGCAACGTTAGAAGTCTATCAAGTGACCTGAGGAGGTCTGAAGTGACTGAGCAAGAGAAAGCAATGCAACAGGATATTATCGACGGGGTGGCAGAGAAGCTGGTAAAAGAAGGCTCCTTTGCAACTCGTGATCAGCTTCACACTGATTTAATGGACGCCATGAAGTCTGTAACCATTACCCCCGATCTTAGCGCAAACGGGGAACTGACCCCGAAGCAGGAAGCGGAAGGCAAGGCCGCATGGTACAGACAGTGTCTCGGTAAGGGTCTCCCTTGGGAAGCTAAGGCCTGGACTAGCGCAACATCTGGCGCTGCTGCCGAGCTGATTCCGACGGTTGTCGCAAACAGTCTTGTGTTGAAGTTGGACAATACGCCCTTCCGCCGGTCCGTAACGCAGTATCCGTACAGCCCGAAGGGAACGATTCTGGCAGAATCAACACTGCCGCTGGCCTACCGTATGCTTGCTGGTAAGCCCGTTCCTGAAGCGACCCCGACGCTTTTGCCAATTGAATATTCCACTTCTGGCATCATGGCATGGATGGGAATCGACAACGACCTCATTCGCAATGCCACGATTCGCACCATCCCCTATATTGAGGATGCCCTTGTTCGCGCCATTGCTCGCAGGGAGACCTATGAGTGGACGCTTGGTATTCATGGCGGGGCTACGTTCGAAATGACCGGCATGGTTGGACGCGCGACTGCCGTTGATATGGTTGCAACGCATGACACTCTCGCGGAAGTTACCAAAGCCGACCTGCTCAAGTTGTTCTGGTCGCTTGATGGCATGTACGCTGATGGTGGCGTACTGATTGCGCCCAATTCATTCCTGGCACAGATCGCTCTTCTGAACGATCCTCTCGTTGCTGGCGGAATGAACTATTTTGACATCGGCACCATGAAGTTCTTCGGTGGAATCGATGTGATTCGTATGCCCGAGAGCTGCTTTGACTCACCCGCGGATGGCAAGGTTGCCGCGTACTTTGGTGATCCTAAGGCCTACTACCTCTTTAGCGATGGACCTATCCAGATTGCCACGACCGATGTTGGCAAGACTGCGATGACGATGGATCAGACGTATGTTGCCGCGAAGGTCTACACAGACGGCAATCTGATTCAGCCGCTTTCAATGTATGCACTGAAGTACAACACAGCCTAGCAACCGACGCACTATCGGGGGCTGGAAACGGCCCCCATTTGAGGTGAACTTTGAAGTACAGAGTTACAGCAAAGATGCCAACAAATGCAGAAGGGTTCAAGGCTGGGGACGTCATTGAGTACGACCCCGAGGTTGCCGTCCTTCTGATTGCCAAAGGCTACATAGAACAACTGGATATTGAAGAGAGCAAGAGCGATAAACAGTTGCGTCATTACAATCACAAGGCATAAGGAGGGTGTCGATATGAAGCCTGGGGGCCATATGTCTGATGAAACTCGGGCAAAGATTTCTGCGACACTTATGGGACGACCTGCGTGGAATAAGGGCGTGTCGCCATCCGAAGAAACTAGAGCAAAAATGTCTATAGCTAGGATGGGGAATACAAATGGCCTCGGGGCATATCGTTCAGAAGAGACTCGCGCAAAGATATCTATTGCGATGAAGGGGCGCATTGCGTCTCCCGAAACGCGGGCAAAAGAGTCTGAGGCATGGGAACATCGTTTGCCCGTATCAACCGAGACGCGAGCAAAAGAGTCTGCGGCTCAAAAGGGGCACGTCATGGCCGAATCTACTCGGATTGCATTGCTTAATGCGAATCTTGGCAGCCACCCCTCCGCTGAGACGCGCGCTAAATTGTCTAAGTTCCATAAGGGGCTGCCCTCGGGATCATTAAGTCTCAGGTGGAAAGGCGGTCAGGCGGTAACGCGCCGAAAGTTCAAGGCTAAACGTCGCACCCTTGGTTTTGTGCCACTGAATACATACTTTGAGGGGTGCGAAGCCCACCACCTTGACCATGACCGCATTGTCTATATTCCGAGAGATTTGCATCGCAGCATCCGACACAATCAATGGACTGGCAAGAATATGGAACAGATCAACGCGCTTGCGTTGTCTTTTATAGGAGGGGTCAATGCCTAGCGCTTTGAAGGCCATAACTTCATTCCAGTTTGCGGGTCTGACCCCGACCGTCACGGGTGTGGTCAACGAGGTCACGCATACCGTAGCGCTGACGGTACCGTATGGCGTACCCGTGACGGCATTTGTTCCAACGATTACGATTTCAGCTCTTGCTTCTATCGCGCCCACATCGGGTACGGCTGGGGATTTCACTTCCCCCATTGTTTACATGGTAATGGCTGAGGACGCTTCGACACAGCAATACACGGTGACGGTTATTACGTCATTGACCCTGCTGAAGCAGTACCTTCAACTTGCCGAAAATGATGTGAGCCGGGATTCGCTTCTGCAATCCATGTGGGATGATGCGCTCATAACTATTGAAAATGAGCTGAACTACGAGGTCACAAACCATGCGGTTACATATCAGATAGTAGGAAACACGATTATCCCCTTTCCCGAACCCGTCTATTCCGGTTTGATGGTCAAGTATCGCAACGACCTTACTGATACGGATGGTACCTATGACACAACGCTCACGCCATGGATTGACTATTATGTGTATCCGCGGCATATCGAACTGCTGACCTCGCGTTGTTCCGACCCTCGCATTATTCTTACTTATGTTGGTGGCTGGCCTACCCTCCCCGCTACGATTGAGAATGCNGCAAGAATGCTTGTGGCNTATCANCTTCAACTGGTTACGACAGCNCANCCTGGAACATTCATCGACAAGCGCATACCTGCTGATGTAGCAGCAATCCTGCGGCCCTATCTTCCTTTTACACTCCCATGAGACTCGGAAGCCATTTAACGATTGAGCAGAAAGCAAAAGATTCTGCCTCCTTAATGGGGCGCGTTGTTTCTGCTGAAACACGGGCGAAGATATCCGCGGCCCACAAGGGAAAGCCGGGTCATCCTATGCCAGATTCTACTCGACAGGCGCTATCGAAAGCAAACACGGGGCTTCATCCGGGGGTTGAAACTAGGGCGAAAATTGGATTGGGACACAGGGGAATATCGTTTTCGATAGAGCATCGCATCGCCCTTTCTGCCAATCACCGGGACGTGCGTGGCGAATTGAATCCCGCATGGAGGGGGGGGATTGCTCCAGAATTGATGCTAATCCGAACTAGCGACGTCTATTCTTCTTGGCGAACGGCGGTATTTACTCGCGATGCCTTTACTTGCCAGAAATGCAACAACGAGGGTGGGATATTGCGAGTGCATCACATGGATTCTTTTGCTGACATCCCCGAGAGGCGTATGGATATTGATAACGGGATTACGCTTTGCAACAATTGTCATAAAGAGTTTCATCACATATATGGCGTCCGACACAATCGCCAGTGGCAGACTGATGAATTCTTAAGCGAGGCATTATCATGAGCAAGATTTGGGATCCGCTCTCACCCCCAGCCCTTCCGGGGGTTGTCTGGACAAAGGGCGACAAAGGAGATAAGGGAGACACCGGGGCAGCCGGTGCGGACGGCAATCTTACGGGTCCAGTAGGCCCCACAGGTGCTACGGGTTCGCAAGGCTTAACTGGTGCTCAGGGGGAGACTGGTTCGCAGGGTATTCAGGGGGCTACGGGTGCACAAGGACCAACTGGCCCTCAGGGTACTCAGGGCATTCAAGGCAATACGGGTTCCGCTGGTTCTACTGGCGCAGCGGGGACTGTTGGTTCCAAGGGTGATACTGGAACTGCGGGGGCTGCTGGCGCTAAAGGTGACACCGGCAACACGGGTGCAACTGGCGCAGATTCGACGGTCGTAGGTCCTAAGGGAGATACAGGAATAACCGGTAACACCGGTGCAGCAGGTGCCGATGGCGATGCGTTTGTCTACGCTGATTTTACGGAGGGGCAACTTGCCGCTCTTGTTGGGCCGCAAGGTGAACAGGGGATCCAGGGCAACGCTGGTACAGCAGGGCAGAATGGCACAGCAGGAGCCACGGGAGACACGGGCAGCATTGGGGCAACGGGTTCGCAAGGTATTCAAGGTGAGACCGGCGCAACTGGTTCGACTGGAGCAGCGGGTGCAGACTCTACCGTTGCGGGTCCACAAGGGATTCAAGGTACAACGGGGGCTACTGGAGCTGCCGGCGCAAAAGGCGACACTGGAACAACTGGCACTGCCGGTGCTGATTCAATCGTAGCCGGACCAAAGGGAGACACTGGGGACACCGGTGCTGCTGGAACAACGACATGGGCCGGTATTACCGACAAGCCAACGCTTGGTACTGCTGCCGCCCTGAACGTGGACGCGGATATTGCAACCCTTGTCCTACCCGCAAGTACGACCATTTCTGCTGCGGGAGCAGAACTTATCAACGATGCTAACGCTGCGGCACAACTGGCAACTCTCGGGGCTGCGGCATCGGCATCCATTACGAACGTCGATAATACTTCCGATGCCACAAAGAACGCAGCAACCGTGACGGTAACGAACCATAGGTTTACACGGCGAGTAGATGTGCAAGCAACGACAGACACAATTACCCCCGAGATTTCAACCTATGACATCTTCATTCGGACAGCACAGGCGCATGCCTTAGTCATCAACAACCACTCATCGAGCACGCCCGTTAATGGCGACATGATGTTGTTCGAGATTCTAAGCGATGCCACACCGCGAGCAGTAACCTATGGAAATCTGTATGTTGCCAAAGCGGGCGTGGCACTTCCCTCAATCACGGTAGCCAGCAAGAACTTGACCATGCTGTTCATTTGGCGCGTCGACCTGACGAAGTGGAATCTCTTGTCGGCAGGACAGGAAGCATAAATGGCACAGAGCGGCGATTATACCTATACGCAATCTGGCGGTAACGCCACCATCACGGCTTATACGGGGGCGGGCGGCGCTATAACAATCCCATCAACGCTAGATACGTATCCGGTTGTTGCTATCGGGACTACTGCGTTCTACGGTAAGACTCCGACCAGCGTAATTATCCCGAATAGCGTAACCAGTATTGGCAGCATGGCATTCTATCATATTGTGGGATTGACTAGCGTGACTATTGGGAATGGCGTAGTTAGTATTGGAGCTAGTGCATTCGAGGGTTGTTCAGGACTGACCAGTGTGACTATCGGGAGTGGCGTAACCAGCATTGGAGCTGATGCGTTCCATGATTGTACTGTGCTGACCGGCTTAATCATTCCCAATAGCGTGACCAGCATTGGCGGTAGTGCATTTGCTAGTTGTACGTCTCTAACCGCTTTGTCCATCCCCAACAGCGTAACCAGCATTGGGAATACTGCTTTCTATAATTGTACGGGACTGACTACTGTAATCATCGGGAGCGGCGTTACCAGTATTGGCAATAATGTGTTTCTGGATTGTTCCGCACTGGTAACGGCACACTTCCACGGAAATGCCCCTGCGACGTGGGGGACTACCGTGTTCTCTGGTGTTCATGCTGGCTTTGTCATCTATTACTATACAGGAGCAACTGGGTGGACAAATCCGTTCAATACCTATACGACAGCAGCCGAAAGTCCACCGGTAACAGTCAAACCGAACTTCATTCCATTTTTTTGGGCATAATGTGTTTTAGGAGGAACAACATGAGCATGAAAACGACATCTTCATCTGGCGCACATAGCCATACCATTGATATTGTTGCTACCGATTTGTCAGGGATTCAAGGACAAATCACTGCCCTAGATACTCGCATTAAGGCATTGGAATCATCTAAGCCTGCCGCTCCTGCACCAATTCTTGCACCAGTTCCTGCACCGACGACGCCCACTCAACGCATCGTTTCCTTCACATCGGGCCAGACCATCAGTGCTTTCATGACCCTTCTTGCTGATGAATCCGTTGACGTGATTGAGATGGCGGCGGGGACGTATCATTTTCCCTACACGGTTATCAACATCAACCGGACGCGGCTCGTCGTGGTACGGCCAAAAATAGGTGCTGTGGTGATTCTGTCGGGTTCAGTTAGCGGGAGGGATCCTCAATTCGGCTTTGGTTTCGATAACCCAGCTGGCAACATCACGATGCAGAATCTCATCTTCGACGGATACATCCTTGGTCAGCAGGGCATCATCCAAGCCTTCAACTGTCACGACATCACTCTCAATGATATGGTCGTTCGCAACAGCCGTTGCAACCCGGCAATTTCTCCGCCGAATAGCTCTATAGCGATTTACATAACGTCCACTAAGACCGTGTTTGTAACAAACTTTACGGCCAATCGCTGGACTGTCGAGGCTACTGACCGTCAAATGTCGGCCCTCCAGGTCTACGGAGGGAACAACGTCACTGCTATCGGCTGGGTCGTGTCAAACGCTTGCTTCGCAGTCTATGCTAGTGGAAGTGGGAGAGGCCCACTCACTAACCTCATTCTTGATGGTTGGAAAATCAGCAACACGGGTTCCCCTACATGGGGGTTCGCCAACATATCGGTCGCTGCCGAATATTCCACGGGCAAGGTCAG